CAAATCCGCGTTCAAACGGCAAAAACTCCTGCATCAGCATCTGCAACGGGTGTTGCAGGCTCGATCTGCTGGGACAGCAGCTATATTTACGTCTGCACGGCCACGAATACGTGGAAGCGTGTGGCGATTGCAACGTGGTGATGTAGCATGACCCTCGAACCCGGCCACCTCATCACGCTCGGCTTCGCGGGCGTTGCAGTCATTATCTGGCTGGTGCGGCTTGAAGGCCGCGTTAACGGCAAGGCGACGACCGATCAAGTCGCGGCTGTGTCAGCGCAAATCGGCACGACCGCTGCCGTCGTCGCCACGTTGCAAGCCAAGGACGCCTCGCATGACAATACGCGCGACGAGGTCATCCGGCTGCAAGAGCAGATCAAGCACCTGACGGACTTGATCGAGCGCCTGTTGCCTGTCCCACCCCGCAGAAAGCCCGCGTCATGACAAACGCAGACGATCCGTTGCCAGAGCCTTCGTTCCACTGGCGGCGCTGGGTGACGATCGTCTATGTGTCCGTCACCCTGGCCCTTCTCGCAGGCATCGTTTTGAAGCTGTCAGACGGTGGCCCGTTGCGGGACATTGCGCTCGCCCTGATCGGATCGCAGGCGTTCTTTGCCCTTCTCTACATGGGTGGCGCGTCGGCTGCTGATCTTGCCCGCATCATCGCAAGTTGGAAGAAGCCATGACCTACGCCCTTGGCGCAAAGTCTCTCGAACGCCTCTTGGGCGTCCACCCCAAGCTGGTCGACGTGGTCAAGATGGCCGTCGAACTGACCAAGCAGGACTTCATGGTCCTTGAAGGCGTCCGCACGCCGGCGCGACAGGCCGAGCTGTATGCTCAAGGCCGCACCAAGCCGGGGCAGAAGGTGACGTGGACGCTCAAGTCCAACCACTTCATTAACCCCAAGACCGGCTACGGCCACGCCGTCGACCTAGTACCGTTCCCGGTGGACTGGTCGCACAAGAAGCTGGATGTAGTCGCCAAGGCCATGTTCGCCGCTGCCGACACCCTCGGCGTCGAGATCCGATGGGGCGCTGACTGGGACCGCGACGGCAAGCCGCGCGAGAAGGGCGAGAGCGACAGCCCGCACTTCGAGTTGGTCCTGTGATCCAGTTCCCGCGCATCTTAACGGCCAAAGCGTGGGCCGTCCTTGGCGTCATCGTCGTCACCTTGCTGGTGCTTTTGTCGTGGCGCGGAGCTTGTTCAGCGGTAAAAATGGCGCGGGCTGATGCGCAGCAAGCCGAAGCGGTCGGCGAGGCGCTGGACACCGTGGCCGAACAGACGCCGGTCATCCGGCAGGAACAAGCGGAGAAGCAACGTGAAGTCGAGAAAATCGAAGGTGCTGACCAGCGTCTGCCTGCTGGTTTTGGCGCTAGTCTTGAGCGGGTGCGGCGCGGCAATGGTTCAGGTGACGATCCCCGATAGCCTCAAGGCCCCCTGCGTGTCGACGGTCGACGTGTCGGGTGCCCAGACGGTGGGTGATTTGGGCAACGCCATTATCCAGGGAGACGCCGACCTGCGGGTCTGTTCCGTCCGCAAAGACGCCGTCGTCGCCATTGCAGAAAGTCAGAACCGGCGCTGGTGGCAAGTGTTCTAAACCTTGTTGCCTAAAAGCCGCGACAGTAGTAGCTTATGTGTCACTCTACCGGTGGAGCGCACCGGGGGTTCTCAGAGAGCCAACATGACCGACGAAAGCCCAGCGGGGGTTGAAGCCGCGCCGGAACTGGAGGCCACGGCCCCTCCTGTTGCCGAAGTCCAAACGCCGGAAGACGTCGCGCCCAAGACCTTCAGCCAGGAAGAACTGGATGCGGTCGTCAGCAAGCGTCTCGCACGAGAGCAGCGTAAATGGGAACGAGAGCAACAGCGCCAAGCGCCACCGCCCGTCGTCCTTCCGCCGGCTGACCAGTTCGAGAGCACCGAGGCATACGCCGAGGCGCTGGCAGAACAAAAGGCAGTTGCCTTGGTCGAGCAGAGGGAGCGGCAGCGTCAGCAGGACGCCGTTGTCGAAGCCTATTTCGACCGCGAGGAGCAGGCCCTCGGCAAGTATGACGACTTCAAACAGGTCGCATACAACCCGTCCCTGCCGATCACCGCCGAGATGGCCGAAACCATCCGCGCCTCCGACCAAGGCCCCGACGTGCTTTACCACCTCGGGTCCAATCCGGCGGAAGCGTCACGGATTTCGAAACTGTCGCCGCTCTTGCAGGCCAAGGAGATCGGACGGATTGAGGCTGCCTTGGCAGCATCGCCTCCGGTCAAACGCACCACCTCCGCACCACCGCCTATCTCACCTGTCACGCCTACCAGCAACGGCGCTCCAGCTTACGACACCACCGACCCCCGCTCTGTATCTTCCATGAGCACGTCGGAATGGATCGCGCAGGAACGGCTTCGGCAGATGAGAAAAGCAGCCAACTGAACCCCATCTGCAAGGAACCACCGCTGTGGCCAACTCTCTGCTTACTATTGACATGATCACCAGGAAGGCCCTGGAGATTTTCGAAAACAACCTCGTCCTGACGCGCAACATCAACCGCCAGTACGACGACAGCTTCGCCAAGGAAGGTGCCAAGATCGGCTCCACCCTGCGCATCCGCCTGCCCGACCGCACCCTTGTTACCGACGGTGCCGCCCTGCAAGTGCAGGACGAGAACGAGCAGTTCACCACGATGTCGGTGTCCAACCAGAAGCACATCGGCGTCAACTTCACGACCGCCGAAATGGCCCTGTCGCTGGACGACTTCGCTGACCGCATCCTCAAGCCGCGCATCAGCCAGCTCGCCGCCAGCGTCGACGCTGACGTCGCCAACGTCTACAAGGACGTCTACAACGCCGTCGGCACTGCCGCCGTCGTTCCGGCTACCTCCGAGGTTCTGCTGGCTGGCCAGCGCGTCCTCAACGAAGGCGCTGTCCCGATGGACATGCGCTATGCGACCGTCAACCCTGCCGCAAACGCCGGCTTGGTCGAAGGTCTCAAGGGCCTGTTCAACCCCGGCCCGACCATCAGCCGTCAGTTCAAGAGCGGCATGATGGGCGAAGGCGTCCTCGGCTACGACGAGATCAACATGTCGCAGTCGATCAAAGTCCACGCCTACGGCACCCGTGCCGCCACTGGCGCTACCGTGACGACCACCGTCGCTACGCAGGGCCAGTCGACCATCAACATCACCGGCACCGGCTCGCAGATCATCAACAAGGGCGACACGTTCACGATCGACGCCGTGTTCGCCGTCAACCCGCAAACCCGCGAGAGCACCGGCCAACTCCAGCGTTTCGTCTGCACGGCCACCAACACGGCCTCGGGCGGTGCCTACACCTCGGTCGCCATCTCGCCGCCGATCTACACGTCGTCCGAGGCCCTGGCCACGGTCAACTCGTTCCCGCAGTCCGGCGCTGCCATCATCTTCAACGGCGTCGCCTCGACCTCGGCTCCGCAGAACCTGATCTATCACAAGGACGCATTCGCGTTCGCCACCGCCGACCTCCTGCTTCCGCAAGGCGTCGACATGGCTTCGCGTCAAGTCCACAACGGCATCTCGATGCGTATCGTCCGCGACTACGACATCAACAACGACCGTATGCCCTGCCGCATCGACGTCCTCTACGGCTACGCCGCCATCCGTCCCGCCGCTGCCACCCGGCTGCTCGGCTAACCCCCCGCGCAAGGAAAACGAACATGACTATCGCGAACATCGGCGGCGGCTCCCAGATCGGCGACGGCAACCTCAACGAGGTTGTTCTCTCCGTCGTTCCCGCTCCGCCCGCCGCCACCGTCACCGCCACCCTCTCGGTGGCGCAAATCACCAGCGGCATCCTTCTTGGCAGCCCCGGCACTTCCGCTGCGGCCTACACCCTGCCGACCTGCGCCACCCTCGACGCAGCCCTCGGCAACGCCAAGATCGGCTCGTCGTTTGACCTCGCGGTCATCAACGTCGACGGTTCGTCCTCGGGTGTCATCACCATGACGACCAACACCGGCTGGACCCTCGTCGGTCTGATGACCATCGTGGCCACCGCCGGCACCACGCAGGCTTTCCGCGCTCGCAAGACTGGCGACGCAACCTGGACCCTGTACCGCATCGCCTAACGCCTACTCCGCCCCGCCTTAACCGGCGGGGCGGCACTACCCTTGCCAACGACAGGACGACAGCATGACGACCGCAGGAGACATCATCTACGGCGCGCTCCGGCTGATCGGTCAACTGGCCGAGGGCGAGGTCCCGTCAGCGGACACGGCGCAGGACGCGCTGGCCGCGATGAACATGATGATTGATAGCTGGAGCACCGAGAGGCTCGCTGTCTACGCCACCCAAGACCAGACATTCACATGGCCCGCAGGGCAGGCAGTCCGCACGCTCGGGCCGACCGGCGACTTCGTCGGCCTGCGCCCCGTGCTGCTCGACGACGCCACCTACTACGTCGACCCGCAGGGCTTGGCGTTCATGCCCGCCATCATCAACGAGGCGGAATACAACGCCATCGTCCTCAAGACGGTGACGAGCACCTATCCGCAGGTCATCTACGCCGAGCCGTCGAACCCGAACGCGACGTACTCGATCTACCCGGTGCCGACG